TTGTGTTCCAAAAGAATTAGAAGACAAGATAAATCGTGAGTTTGAAAATATTGAACCAGCAACTAGAGATAAAATACTAGGCTATTTCATAAACAAAAAACTTAAAACTTTAATTGAAGTCATTGATGAATTTTAGACTTCAAAAGAACTGTTAAGGAGAAAAAAATGGTTATAATTAGAAGAAATCCAGATGGGACTATTGCAAATCCCGAAATGGTAAAACAACAATCGCAAAGTCAAAATCAAATACGAACAGAAACAGTATCACACCCAGCATTAACAAGTAGAAAAGGAATGCAAGCACTAGCAGACTCAGGTCGAGTAGTACCTGCATTGTTTAGTGAAATTGCTAATAAGGTGAATAATGCAAAAGATAAACCTAGAAAATTAAAAGTATTGCAAGAACACGATTCAATATCTTTAAGACAAGTTTTAAAAGGTGCATTTGATCCTAATATTGAGTGGTTACTACCAAAAGGACTAGATGTTCCTTACACACCAAATCCTGCTCCAATAGGAACTGATCATACTTTATTAAGTCAAGAAGCAAAAAGATTGTATCTTTTCACAAAAGGTGGAGATGCAACTTTAACTGATAAGAAAAGAGAATTACTTTTTGTTCAGATGTTAGAAGGATTATCTGCTGAAGAAGCTACATTTTTATGTGTAGTTAAAGATAAAAAAGTTAACAATGAGTATAAAGGGCTTACAGCAAATCTAGTAAAAGAAGCGTTCAATTGGGACGATAATTTTATGAAAAAGAACTAAAAAACGTCACTATTGACACCCTAAAAAACCCTTATATTTCAATCTAAAGTTGATTTATAAGGGTTTTTTTATGCGGTATTTGCTTGACTTTGTGTTTAAATTGTGTTATAATATACCATATTATGAAAAAAAACAAAAGGATACATTATGATACCATATGAAACATTAAATAAGATGACAGTTGCTCAATTAAAAGATACTAAAGATATGATTGATATTACTATTAAACTTAAAGTTGCCGATCAACTTAAAGTAGGATCAGAAGTTTATATCGTACAGAAAACTAAAAAGACACCTGGTGTTATTAAAAAGATAATGCAATCAAGATGTCTAGTTAAAATGAGAGATATGACTTATAGAGTGCCAATGACAATGTTAGAACTGAGGACTGCTTAATAATGAAAACAGAAAAAGAAGAAGTAAAAACAATACTAGTCAAACACAATCTATTAAAATCAGACATAGAAACTATAACTGATCCTGAATCAAAAGTATATTCAGATCTATATGAATACTTTATGAGCTCAGGTGATATACCATACGGTATCGTAAAATGTAGAACCGGTGATCCAGTTGAATGGATTTCTGATAAATTAGTAGAATTACAACTAGTATAACACTAAAAAAAGGACTATAAATACATTATGAAACTAAATGCTAAACAAAAAGAAATTGTAAAACAACTTGTAAAAGGTAATGGGCAGTTTAAAACTCCACAAATACCTAAAGAAAAATTTGAAAAGAACCTAGAAGATATTGTAAGTTTATATCTAAAAGGTATATTGACCTTTCAACGAGAGTATGATGTTGATTGGGTTGGTCCATCTAACGAACATAAAGTTAAATTTAAATACTATGTTTTAACAATGGATAAAAATAAAACTATTAAAGACCTGAAAGTTATAGTTAAAGATGGTAACATTGCCTAACTACTCAAACACAATTACTACACCTAATACTACTAATATTAGTCTTTTAGAAAAAGAGCTTGAAGATTTAAAAAGTGAAAAAGAGTTTACTATATCACAAGAAAAATTAGATTTTTTAGATGATCAAATTTTTGAGGTAGAAGACTCTATTAAAAAATTAAATGGAAATTAATATGCCTAATAAAAAAGAAAGAGAACATATATTAGATATAACTTGGTTTTATGCTAAGATAGTTTTTGCTTTAACCATTTTTGGTTTAAGTTTATTTGCTGTCGGTACATACTATCCAAATCAAAAAACAGTTGTAAAAATTTCAAACAAAATAGATGCAGTTTATGTAAATAAAATTAAAGAAATGGATTTACAAGAACCTGATTTTATTTATGCTAATGATATTCAATTTGTAAAAGTAATGCATAAGTGTATTAACTATATAAACTTCACTACACCTAAGAATTTAAGAGTACCTTATGAAATGATTATAGGTCAGGCTGCGTTAGAGTCTGGTTGGGGTACAAGTAGATTTTCAACAGAAGGTAATAACTTATTTGGCATTAGAACTTGGTCAAAAGATTCACCACACTTATTACTAATTGGTGTTAAAAAGTGGCCGGGTTGGGGTGTAAAAGTTTTTACTAGTAAATGTAATAGTGTAAAATATTATATTGATTTATTAAACAATCATAATGCTTATAAAGAATTTAGAGAATTAAGAAAAAAAACTAAAGACCCAATTGAATTAATTAAAACACTTGATAAATTTTCTACTACAAAAGATTATGACATAAGAGTTATAAGAGTGATTGGTGAAATAAGAACACTAGAGAAAAAAAATGAATTATAAACCTTTACCAGAATCAGTTACAATTAAATCAAGCCCTATTCATGGCTTAGGATTATTTGCAGTTAAAGCTATTCCTAAAAATACAGATCTAGGTATGATGCATTTAGTATTAGAAAATATGTATGATATTAAACAACGTGAAATTATTAGAACTCCTGTTGGCGGTCATGTTAATCATTCAGAAGATGCAAATTGTGAAAGAGTAGAAGTTAAAATATATAGATGGCATCTTAAAACTATAAAAGAAGTTAAAAAAGGTGAAGAACTTACACTAAAATATACAATGTATAAGGTTGACAAAACAGATTAAATGTGTTATAATATACTATGAAAACAAAAAGAAACAAGTTTGAAAAAAAACTAGATGAATACAATCACACAATGGAATTAATCAGAACGGTAGTTCCTATTGCGATATTGTGTCTTCAAGTAATCATACTGATAAAACTTATATGAAAAGAAAAACAAAAAAAATAATATTAGATTTACTAAACTTTTGGCCAATGACAGTAGTTGTGCCAATAATGTTAATCTTAATTATATTTGCTCCATTAATACTAAATTAATAATATAATGAATATATTTTACCTAGACAAAGACCCAAAAGTTTGTGCTGAAATGCACCTAGATAAACACGTTGTTAAAATGCTTATTGAGTATGCTCAGTTAATGTCAACTGCTCATAGAATGCTTGATGGTATCAAGTATATTGCTAAATCAAAGACAGGTAGAAAAGTAACCAGATTTAAACTAGAAAATACTAACGAAGAAGCAACTGTTTACAAGGCGTGTCATTTACATCACCCTAGTGCAGTATGGGTTAGAAACAACGCTTACAACTATCAATGGCTGTATCAGATGTGGTCTCATCTACATAAAGAATTTAATATAAGATACGGTAAAGATCATAAATCATATGTTGTATTAAAAGATTTGTTAAGAAATCCCCCTAAAAATATTCCCCTAAATATTCCTTTTAATCAACCCACACAAGCAATGCCTGATGATGTAAAGAATAAAGATAGTATTACTGCTTATAGAGATTACTATGTTAAATACAAGAAAGATTTTGCTACATGGAAAACAAGTATACCTGAATGGTATAGTGAGGGAATAAATAATGCCAACTTATAATTTTTATAATAAAAAGACTAAAAAAACATATACAGACTTGATGACTATTTCAGATATGGAAAAGTTTATTAAACAAAAACATATTACACTATTACCACCTACAAGAATGAACATAGTATCAGGTACAGGAACATTAGATGGTAAAACTGATAATGGTTGGAAAGAAGTGCTATCTAAAGTATCTGAAGCACACCCAGCAAGTAATTTAGCGGCACAATATCGTAAAAAGACAGTAAAAGACACACAAATTGACAAGATAATACACAAGCATAGACGTAAGAAACAAGGGAAGAACGTATAAATACTAATATGGCAGATTTTGATTTTTTAGATGGCTTTGATGCTGACGGTGATTGGGGTTTTACCTCAGTTAAACAAAAGCCAGCAACAGAAAGTAAAGCAGAATCAGACGCTACAAAAGAAGTTGTCAAGGCGACGGCAGACGGTGTAGGAAAAGTTGTGTCTAGTGAGATTATCAATAGACTAGAGACAAAATTAGATAAATTATTGAGAGCAACAAATGAAACAAAAGAAACAGTTTTTGCTAAGAACGAAACAGAATTAGAAATTGCTAAGAAGCAGATGGATGATGAGTACGATTTGAGAAAAGATAATCTTAGTAAAGAATACAAAGAAGACTTTAAACAATTAGAAAAACTCATAATACCTCTACTAATTAAATTAGCAAAATCACCAGAGGCCTATATTCACTGGCCAAATAGAGCACAAGTAATTGAAGCACAATTAAAGAAAATTATTGCTATTACTCGTGGTTAATAAAAATTATCAAACAAACTAGAAGGATATTAAATGAAACTAAGCAAAAATTTTAGTTTAAAAGAGATAACTGCAAGTCAAACCGCTGAACGTAAAGGACTTAATAATAATCCTAATGACGATCAGATTACGAACTTACAAAAGTTATGTGAGAATATACTTCAACCTGTCCGAGATCATTATGCTACACCTGTAACCGTTTCAAGTGGTTTTAGAGGTCCTGAATTGTGTTTAGCAATAGGATCATCAATAACCTCACAGCACACTAAGGGCCAAGCCGCTGATTTTGAAATCTTTGGAGTGCCGAATGCTGAATTAGCAGTATGGATTATTGAAAATTTAGACTATGATCAGCTAATATTGGAATTTCATAATCCAGAAGAACCTAATAGCGGTT